GTATTCATCCCGCCGAGAGTTGTCTTTTGACGTCCTGGATTCCAGTTACGTCGTTGCGACAGCTGGCGGTGAAGCTATTGGCCGGGGTGAGACCCTGACCCACGTTCATGCGTCGGAGCTTGCGTTCTGGTCCAAGACCACCGCTGCCGACAACTGGAACTCGCTGACCCAAGCTGTCCCCAATACTAAAGGCACCGCTATATTTGTCGAGAGTACAGCCAATGGTGTCAGCGGGATCTTCTATGATCTCTGGAAGGGTGCAGTCGAGGGAACCAATGGCTACGTGCCTGTGTTCATCCCTTGGTTTGCAGACCCAGAGTATCGTGAGACGGTCCCAGAGAACTTCGAGCGTACCCCAGACGAGGAAGAGCTTGCGTCCAAGTATGACCTCGATGACGAGCAGCTAATGTTCCGTCGTCGCAAGGTCGCACAGAACGGTCTCGACCTGTTCAAACAGGAGTACCCCTCAGAGCCTGAGGAAGCCTTCCTGACAACAGGTAGACCCGTGTTTAACCCCGAGCAGCTACAAGAGGCTATGGGCACTACACAGGACGTACAGGAGCGCCTAGCACTCGAAGGTGAAGACTGGCTGAATAACGTCCGAGGTGAACTGACGATGTACCGTCGTCATGACCCTGGTGAACAGTATGTCATCGGTGCCGACGTCGCTATGGGCGTCCGTGGTGGTGACTACAGTGTTGCCCAGGTCCTCGACAGTAAGAAGCGACAAGTGGCAACCTGGAGAGGCCATGTGCACCCAGACTACTACGCGACTGTGTTGTATCACTTAGGTCAGTTCTTCAACACTGCGTTCATCATTGTCGAGAACAACGGTCACGGCCTTTTGACGTGTACCAGGTTGGCTAAAGACATGGCCTACCCGAACTTCTTTACTGAGGTTCAAGTCGACAAGTTGACGGACAAAGAGACCATTAAGTTGGGCTTTAGTACGACAGCAAAAACCAAGCCTCTGATCATTGACGAGCTACGAGCGTCTGTCCGTGAGAACGAGATAGAACTCAATGACAAAACAACGATCCGCGAAATGCTCACCTACGTCGTGACTGAGAGCGGATCTATGGAAGCTGAACCAGGATGCTACGACGACTGTGTCATGTCGTTGGCATTAGCCAATCACGTGCACGAAGGTGCCTGGGAGCCGATAGAGAGTGCAGATGACTATTACATTGAAATGGTATGATCACTATGGATAAAAAAGACTACAAAGCGGTGGACGACGATAAACTCGTTACGATCCTCGATGATAACATCCGTAGATCTATCGGGTATTATGATTCACAGATATCCAGAGAACGCCGCAAGGTCATAGACTTTTATAACGCTACGCTCCCACGCCCAGCGCACGACGGTAACTCTAAGTATGTCTCTATGGACGTCTATGATGCTGTCGAGAGCATGAAGGCTGCGCTGCTAGAAACTTTCAGTACTGGCTACAAGACCGTGCGTTTTGCTGCACAGACTGGAGAGGACGTGCGTATCGCTGAGATCGCTACAGCCTACTGTGACTACGTTGCAAACCGTCAGAACAACCTGTTCGAGGTTATGCAGTCTGTTATCCACGACGGTCTCATTGCACGTGCTGGTCTCTGTAAGGTTTACTGGGACGAGCGCGAAGACAGCTACCTAGAGCCTATCCAGGATCTGACTGAGGAAGAGTTTGACGCTATTGTTGCCCAAGACAACGTAGAGATCGAGGAAGTCGAGCAAGACGAACTTGGTCTGTACTCTGGTGACCTTCGCGTCTTCCAGGACACTAGTCAGGTGGTCATTGAGGCCATTGCACCTGAACAGTTCGTCATTGAGCCACAAGCTAAGTCTTTAGACGACGTTGGCTTCTTGGGTCATCGCACGACTATGACAATCTCAGAACTACGTGAGGCAGGGTATGACGAAAAGCTCATTGCTAAGATCGGCGATCACGAAGACGTCGAAATGGAAACCGATCCAGAGGTCCTGGCACGTCACGAAGAAATTGGTCAAGACCGTGGCTTCAACGCTAAAGGTTTCCAGGATCAAGTTAGAAGCATCACTGTTTATGAGCTATATATCGACATCGATCTCGATGGCTCTGGAATCGCTGAGACGTACAAAGTAATCAAAGCTGGTAACGTAGTGTTGCACAAAGAGAAGTGCACCTACAAACCGTTCTGCGCCTTTGTACCACTACCGATCCCACACTCGTTCTTTGGTTCCAACTTCGGGTCCAAGGTTGTCCCTATCCAGACTGCACGTACAGTTCTGACACGCTCGATCCTAGATCACGCAATGATCACCAACAACCCACGTTACACTGTGGTCAAAGGTGGTCTAACAAACCCACGTGAACTAATTGACAACCGTGTCGGTGGTATCGTCAATGTGTCACGCCCTGACGCCATTAGTCCGATGGTACAGGCACCTCTGAACCCGTTTATCTTCCAGACAATCCAGATGCTGGATGAGGACAAAGAGGACACGACAGGCGTCTCACGTCTATCCCAGGGCCTCAACAAGGATGCCATCAGTAAGCAAAACTCAGCGGCTATGGTTGAACAGCTGGCGACTATGTCACAACAGCGTCAGAAGATCATTGCACGTAACTTTGCGAACAACTTCTTGAAACCTCTGTATCAGCTGATTTACCAGCTGGTTGTCGAGAATGAACCACAAGCCAAGATCGTTGAGATCGCTGGTGATTACGTGGCGGTCAACCCAGGTGACTGGGGATCTAAACGTGATGTCACTGTCGAGATGCACCTAGGCTACGGTGAACAGGAAGCTGAAGCACAGAAGTACCTAGTGCTGCACGGTCTGATGTCTCAGGATCCAACATTGTCAACAATGTATACACCTGAGAACCAGTACAAGTTGATGTCACACGTTCTAGAACAGAACGGCATCAAGAACGTCAAAGACTACCTAACGCCACCACAAGAGCAACCACCAGAGCAGCCAGATCCAGCACAGGAGATGGCAATGCAGATGCAACAGAAGCAGATGGAGCTTCAAGAGCGTCAGACAGCGGTTGCCGAGATGAAGGCACAGATGGATGCCCAAGTTGCCCAGATGAAACTACAGCTGGAGCAAATGAAGGCACAACAAGGCTTTGCGATCCAGTCAGACAATATGGATCTGAAAGAGGCACAACTGGAACACAAGCAGTTTGTCGACAAAGCCGAACTAGAGATTGCGAGAAACGCAGACGACGTCCGCGCTATCGCTTCACCAACTGGGTAGACCTTAGGGTCTCCCAGGCCCCTAACCAGCAAAAGAGAGCAGCATGACTGAAGAAGAACTCATTCAGCACGGTGAGGACGCAGAGGTATTACTCAAGTCCCCAGCGTTTAACAACGTGGTCAACAAGCTAGTGGAACAGACGTTCCAGAACTTTGTGAACTCGAAACCAGAAGAGAACAAAGAACGCTCGATCACTTATTACCACTATCGCGCCCTAGTCGACGTGGTGAACACATTGAAGCAACAAGTCGCCATCCGCGACGAGGTGCTGGCAAAGCGCGACAATAGCGAAGAGGAAGCATAAGGACCATGGATAACGTCCAAGACAACGCTACTCAACCACGGGCATTAGACGACATGTTTGATGCCTCCGAAGCCATTCTAGATCGTTGGTCAGACGGTGAGAACCTATCTGAAGAGGACGAGAAGCTAGAGGCGACTGACGACTCACTTGTCGGCGAGACAGACGAAGAGACGTCAGATACCTTAGATGACGATGAAGACCTTGAAGAAGTAGAAGAAGATACCGAAGAGGACCCTGACACGGATGACATTGAAGACGAGGATGAACCAGAGACAGATCAAGAAGATGATGAAACGGAAGTTGAGTTGTCTGACGATACTCTGGTTGAAATACAAGTCGACGGTGAAGCCAAACAGGCATCCTTAAAGGATCTAAAGCGACTATACGGTCAAGAGGCGTCATTAACACGTAAGTCTCAAGAAACAGCTGCCAAACGTAAAGAAGCCGAAGAGGCTTTGGCAAAGGCAGACATCAGCTATCGAAAGCTCCTGGAACGTGCTGAAGCGCGTATGAAGCCATATGCCGAGGTAGACATGCTGGTCGCAAGTCGACAGATGTCCACTGAAGATTTCGCTGCATTACGTCGTGAAGCCCAGGAAGCCGAGAAAGATCTCAAGTTCCTACGAGAGGAAGCTGACGCATTCTACAGGGACGCTCAAGCACAACAACAAAAGCAAGTGCAAGAAGCTGCCCAGAACTGCGTTAAGGTCCTAAGTGAGCAACTGCCCGACTGGGGTGATGAACTATACAACAACATCCGTTCATACGCAGTCAGCCAGGGCTTACCCCAGGAACAAGTCGATCAATATGTTGACCCCACGGTCATCATGATCCTCAACAAGGCACGTCTTTATGATCAGACAAAAGCCACAGCGGAAACAAAGAAAGCGAAGGCCAAAGTGATCAAGACAAAAGAAGGCACCCGTAAAGTACTGAAGACGAAGAAAGCACCCCGCTCAGATGCCGACCTAAAGGTCCAGCGTCAGAAGAGTGCACAAGACCGTCTACGGTCAAACACGAGCCGTGCTGGTGACCTAGAGGATATCGCTGATGCTCTGATGTCACGTTGGGAGCGATAGCACTCAACTCTTAAATTCAGAAGGATGTAACCAAAATGGCTACATATACAACTTACGACCAGGTCGGTAAGAAAGAAGATGTATCTGACATCATTTCAGATATTACACCAACAGACACGCCAATGTTCACAATGATGCGTTCAGAGAAAGTCTCTGCTCGTACATTTAGTTGGCTTGAAGACTCACTTGCAGCTGCTGCGGATAACGCACAGGTGGAAGGGGCCGACGCAACTATGGCAACTCTTACAGATGCCGTAGAGCGTACCAATAATACGCAGATCCTACATAAGGCGTTTCAGGTCAGTGCAACAGCTGATGCGATTGCAACATATGGTCGTGCGAAGGAAACTGCGTACCAACTTGGTAAGGCACTTAAAGAGATCAAGCGCGACCTAGAGCGTGCTTATGTCGGTGTCGACAACGCAGCGGCTTCTGGCTCAAGCTCAGTAGCACGTGAGATGGACTCAGCGACACAACAGATCTCAACATCTGTCGACGCTGGTGCCAACGCAACTGACGCTCTAACAGAGGCGAAAGTCCTAGAGCTTGGTGAAGACTGCTTCAACAACGGTTCTGACCCAACAGTTCTAATGATCAAACCAGCTGACGCTCAGATCGTTGCAAACTTTGCAGCGGCATCTGGACGTAACCGTGAGATCGCCCAAGGACGCAACTTGGTAAACGTGATTGACCTGTACGTGTCTCCATACGGCGAATACAAAGTGGTTCTAAACCGCCACCAGTTGACTACACACGAATTCCTAATTGATCCGTCAATGTGGCGTTCATGCGTACTACGTCCGTTCTCACGCACACTGTTGGCGAAAAACGGTGACTCCGACAAACACTTTATCGTCGGCGAATACTCATTGAAGCATATGAACTATGCTGACGGTGGTATGATCACTGGTCTTTCATAAGATCTAACACACACGCGACATACCTAGGTCCCACCCACGGGGCCTAGGACACAGATGAGGGGCATCCTCGTCGTCCTGGGGTTTCCGCTCTCCTTACCCTGGACGACTTGGGTGTCCCTCTTTTTGTTTTTCTAAGGGGAACCCATGAGCACTAAGAAAACAGGCGTCGATCTATTAGGCGTCAATACGGACTTCATACAGCAAGGCGATGACGTCGTCCGTAAGCACACACAAGAAATATCACAGTCATTCCTAGACGATCTTAAAGACAGTCGGAATGCATCTAAAGACCAGCGCGAGGGTGAGTTCATGCGCGTGGCGTCAATACCAACCGTCGTCGTCGAGCAATGGCTCCGCGAGGGTTTCAACATATGGGAAGCTACAGGCCCTGAGATTGTCAAACGTCTCAGAGATCAGAACCTGGATGGCTTCATGGCAACTGAGAAAAGGATCTGACTTATGTACAGCGACAAAGGCACCTTCAAGCCCTGCCCAGGGTGCAAGACACCAGGCACATGCCGTCTAGCTGGTGAGTGCAAAAAGGGATCCAAGTAACATGTCAAAGACACCTTGGAACCAAGCTAACCCTAAGCCCAAAGCAAAACGCAAGAAGATGACAGACGCTCAGAAAGCCAAAGCCAGAGCAAAGGCTAAGAAGGCTGGTCGTCCGTATCCCAACTTAATCGACAATATGGCGATCATGAGAAGGTCATAAGAAATGAACAAAGGTCAAATCAGGGCGCACTTTAAGGCCCTACTTAATCGCACGGACTGTGATGACGCCCTGGCTGACACCTTTATTGACCAGGCCATCACACGCATCCAGCGTACACTGCGGATCCCAAGCATGGAGAAAACGCAGAACTACGCGATCACGTCTCAGGTCACAAACATCGTTGTACCCAACGACCTCATTGAGATCATGAGTATATACAACAGTGAATACGCCCTGTCGCGCGTGTCACTGCGGGAGATGAAGCAGTTCCAGGCAATTGGTGAGGCTGGGACACCCAAGCACTTCTGTCGTCAGGGCGAGTTGATACTCTTGTACCCTTACCCTGCCAACCTAACGGTATCGATAGATTACTACAGTCAGTTCCCTGATCTGACCACAGACACCTCAAGCAACTCCCTGACGAACATTGCGTCTGACCTAGTGACATACACTGCCCTGTCTTATGCGGCTGATTACTTCCTAGACGAGCGTGGACCACTGTTTGACCAAAAGGCTGGTGTCTTCATCACTGAGATCCAAGAGATGGCTAATGAGGCAGAGCAAGCAGGGTCTCTCCAAAGCATTCGCCCATCAAGCATTCTCGAAGAGTAAGGCATTAGAATATGGCAAATTCAAGTTTCTATAGCGGCACTGGTACTAATCCAACTGACGTTGACTCCATCACAAGCTCGAAGACGGCAGCTGAGACCGCAGCAACAAACGCTGCAACCAGTGAGGCCAATGCTGCCACTAGTGCAACTAACGCAGCCGCCAGTGCCACAGATGCCTCTAACAGTGCATCAAGCATTAGTGGGTCTGTA